TGGATGACTCTACTAGAGAATGGACTTTAGAACAATTAGAAGCAGAAAAAGCTAGGTATGATAAAGCTATGGAAGATGCTAAAAAGCAAAGTGATGCTATAGCAGTTTGTATAGCAGACTTTAAAAAACTTTAAATAACAAACAACATAGGAGTCAATCTTGGCAAAAACAAAAGACAAAAAGCCAGAATTAACATTAGATGACAAAGGATATTTTTTTGAAGATATGAATGAAAAACAAAAAGGTATTTATCTTCATCTAAAGAATGTTAATGACAAAATAAACTCTAATGGTTTTCTTGGAGAACAATTAGAAGTCACTAAAGGTGCTTTAATAACAATGTTTAGAGATACATTAAGTGAAGAAAAAGAAGAAAAGTAATCAATCAACATCTTATAATATCCCTATAAAGTTTGTCTTTGTGGGGATGTTATTAACTAGTTGTTCTGGCTGGTCTGTTATGGGATATGCTTTAGATGAGTCACAAGAAGATAACATAGAGATAGATGAATGAAGATTTTAAAACTGCTAAGTCTTATCGTACTGGCATCATTGATGACAATGCTTATATCACTATTAACTGGAAGCTATTGGTACAATTTGGGGTATTGGTTATTAGTTTGTCTTACGCTTGGTATGACCTACAGGGAAGAATTAAAGATTTGGAAGAAGAGGTGTTGGATGCTCATGCTGAAATTAGGTTGCTTGTTGACAAACATCAGCTGGAAGAAAGTATACAACTAGAGGAAATGGAAACTAAGTTAAAATTCTATGAAAAAGAATTTAACATTAACCCTCTGTCTTGGAGGAAAAGGAAGAAAAAATAATGGATTTTATAGCGGTTTATGGCGAAGCTGGAATGATTGGAGTCGTAGGTGCTATGTTCGTATATTTAGTAGTTTCTCTTTCTAATAAATCAGCTAAACAACAAGAAACTTTAGAAAGTCTAAAAGTAGAAAACAAAGGTCAAAGTGAAACATTAGAGAATATGGAAGGTATGATTATTAAATTAATAAACCGTTGGAATGTTTCTGATGATAAATTAGATCGTAAATTTGATGCATTAACAAAAGATGTTAATTCAGTAGATAATCAAGTATCTGAAGTTAAAGGTTCTTTAAGTAGAATAAATGGGAGACATTAATGATAATGTTTAGTTTGCTTTTTTTAATGTTTTTAGGAATAGCAATAATAACTAAGGAAGATAATGGACAGTTTAAAAGTTAGTGGTATTAGTACAAGCCTAGGGTTTGTTTACTACACAGATATAATATCTGGAATATTAATGTGTATTATGTTTGCGGTTAATATTTACTATTTATATTTAAAAGCAAAAAAAATAAAGGAGTCTTAAATGGAATGGTTATCTGAAAATTGGGAATGGGTTTTATTAGCCTTTATGGTTGCAGAAAAAATAGTTAAGATGTCTCCAAGTGATAAAGACGATATTCTTTTAGATGTTATTATGGAAGGACTAACAAGAATGGTAAAGAAGGATAAATAATATGAGTATGCTGTCAAAAGCAATAGATAGATATATTGCAAAAAAACTTAAAAAACATGGTACAAAAGGTGCAGTTATTTGGTTTATAGATCAAATAGTAAGAATAACACCTACTAAAAAAGACGATGAGATGTTTGTAAAAATTAAACAATTAATACAGGAGTTTAAATAATGGTTCATTCAATAGTAGCTCTTTTAACAGTGTCTTCACTCAGTGGAGAACCTTCAAGCATTGCTGATAAGCATTTAGAACAGTATGCAATGATGGAAGATATTAAGAAGAAAAAGAAAAAAGGTAAGAAGATTGGCGGTGCTAAGGGTAAGAAATCTAAGAAAGGTTTTTTCTCTAAGATATTTGGAAGTAAATAATGCCTAAAAGACTCTTGACAATTAAAGATTGGTCTGGAGGTATGAATAATCGTAAAGATCCTAGGGATATACCTGATAATGAGTATTCTTATATACAGGATATGTCTATTGATTCATTAGGTAAAATAAAAAGTGCTGGTGGATTATACGATGCGATAGAAGGCTCTGACGGGACTACGGATTTAACAGAGTACATTGTTAGTAGAACAGCTAATATATTAGGATCTGGCGGTTATGGCTTTTTTTATTTTGAATCAGATCATAGCGGAGCTTCTGAACAAACTATTACAGAAACTAAGAGTGGTACAGACTTAGCCCTTGGAACTGGTAATGGAAATATAAGCTTTCATAGAGTAGCTAGTAGCGATGATACTCCTGCAGATATACCAGACTTACCAAGTTAAAACAAGGGTATAATGCCAACTCCTTCAAATAACTTTATGAAGTTAGTAGGTGGTACTGATAATGGCAACAGTACTATTTACACTGCGGACGACTCTGCTGTTCAAAACCTAATTAAAGTAGGCGATACTATTAAAGTATCTGGAACTACAAACAATAATGGCGTTTATACAGTTACTGAAATCAACACTGATGGGACAGCTTTAGGCAGTACTGGTGACGTATATTATTCTTTAAAAGGACAGATCTTAACCGATGAGGATTCTGCTGGCACTACAAAGCCCATTATAGAAGTTATACGAGCACCGGGAGATAAATTATGTGCCTTAGGCGACGTAGATGAAAGTGGAGATAACGCTATTGACGTTTGGTCAAATAACGCAACGACTGATTATGTGGGTGTAAGTCCAGCAAGTGCGGACGGATGGATTAAGAATGCGATTAACCCTACAGCGACTGGAGATAATGCTCAGTACATATATCACTTTGTAGATGAATCTTTACGAGTTTGTAATATTAATGAAGAAAACACAAGTTTTATAAAGTGGTTTGGTTATATACAAAGAACACAATTTGCAAGCACATATGGTTTAAGCTTTGCGGGTTGGCAAGAAAATCCCAATACACTAGCTCCTCCTAAATTAGCGACTTCTTTTACTTATGCCTATATCAATTCTCCTAATGTTAATGGTGGGAGTAACACTACATTAAATGCAGATGAACATGATCCTGCTCAAGCAACTAACTTTTATAGTGAGAACAGAGGGGTAGCAAGAGGTAAAAAAGATAGTACAAGTCTTTTAAGGTTTAGAGCTGACACAGGTGAACTATCAAATATGTTGCCATCAGCTAAAAAAACATTCTTTGCTGGGGCTCTAAATGACAATGACAGCCTGTTTGATTTTGAAGACAATAACGGAGATGGAAGTGCTACATTAGTAGATAGTGATGGTTTTGTAGCGTTTGACTCAGCCACGTTTGCAATGAGCTCTAATACTGGAGTATTAACTAACGGATCAGCAAATCAAGGTTCTGTATCTCTTAGACTAACTACTGTTGTGGGGGCTACTTATCAAGTAAGTTTTGATGTACTAGCAGCTGGTAATTCTAATATTAGCATTTCTTTAGGGTCTGACTCTACTAATTTTAATACAAACAATCAAAGTGGTGCTATTGAACACGCTTTAGATACAGCAGGAAATACATTAATAGTTCCTTACACAGCCACCAGTACCACAAGCTATTTAATTATTAAATTATCATCTAGTACTTCTGGACATCATGGAGATATAGACAACTTAACTGTAAGAAGAGTAGATCAATTATCTTTTGAAAACACCAGTGCTGTTGAGAGATTAGATCAGGCTTCCAATGGAGAAATCATTACTATTGGAGAGGCATTAGGTGCTTTTCCAAAAGAAGTATTGTTTTGCACAAAAAGATCAGGTGGGCAAGGCGGTACTATTACTTACCAAAGAAGATATGGCGGTATACTAGATGGGTCAGGCGTTCACACAAGTGGATCTGCTAGCGACCCTCATGCTTGTATACAGGGAGATAGCCCTATACTGGAAAGAGGGTTAGGTTTTAATGTTGGCATTACAGACGGTACTGCTGATGGGGACTGGGAAGCGGGTACTTATGAATTTTATCAAAGTTTTGTTTATGAAAACAATCAAGAGTCTTTACCATTTCAAATGGGAGATGGAGACGATGGAAGTAATTTAGCTGCCGGAACTCATACATCAGCTGGAGGTAAGGCACTAAGAATATCTGTGTATGCAGACTTAGCCTATAATGCTCGTTTAGTAGGGGCAAGAGTTTACACAAGGTTAGCTAATACAGATAATGATTTAACTTTATTGGTTGATATAGATATTGTGAAAGGTATTAAGATGACCTTTGATGGAGATCATGTTGGATGGTCTTATCAGAGTGGCAAAGGTTATTATGTAACAGGGCCCGCAACAGGAAATGCCACAACTCCCAATATAGATACTTATGACACTATCAATGGATACAGTCCTGATGTTCACTTCAATGCGTTTGGTGGGCGAAATGAAATATACAAAGCTTCTGTCATTGCCAATAGAAGAACCTTTATTGCTAATGTAAAGTTAAAAGGTAAAAACATAGAGCTTCAAAAGCATGGCGATAGGTTGATGTATAGTGAGATTAATAAATTTGATACATTTTTAGAACATAACTTTATTGACGTTTCTAAGGGTGACTATGGAGAGTATACAGCCTTAGAGTCTTATGCTGATAGACTACTGGCTTTTAAAAATAATTTAGTTCATGTAATTAATATTGCGAGTCCTAGTCCAGCAGGATGGTATTTAGAGGACACTATTAAATATGCAGGTGTTAATTTTAGTTTTAGCGTTACAAAAACTAAATACGGTATAGCTTGGGTGTCTGATGATGGTTGTTATATTTATGATGGTAATAGAGCTACGAACTTAATTGAAAAGAAAATAGCAACTAGCAGTGCTTCTTACACCTCAACCAATGTGGATTGGCAGTCTTGGTATAGAGGTAGTGGGAATGTCAAAGACGTTATGATTGGATACGATGCCATTAGTAACTCTTTAATTATGTTAAGAAGCCCTAATGATTCTACTACCAACTCTAATCAAGGTTGGATATATGATTTTGATAGTAACGGCTGGATATTTCATAGCAATATATTTGACGACAGTGAAACATATACAAACTTTGTTACAGACTGGAATAATAATTTAGTTTTAGGATTGCAAAATAGTAATGATGTGGATTTTAAAAAGTTTTTACCAGTCAGTAAATCATTATCTGGACAAGAGTTTGTAACAAAAGATATTGACTTTGGTGAGCCGGGTCTTATTAAGAAAGTGTATGCAGTTTATGTAACTTATAAATCAGATGGTGCTGAGACTACACCTTTTAAATACGCTATTGATGGCAAACAAGCTTTTTCAGGTAGCGGTGGTGGATCATTCACAGGCAATTTAGTAGATACATCTGGACAATGGGATGTAGTTAAGTTAACACCTGCTACGAATCCATTAGCTTGTCAAAGTATTCAAATTAAATTTGATGTTGGTAGTGCTGGTATATTTGAATTTAATGATTTAAGTATAGAGTATAGAGTTATTAGAAATAAGAGAGTGAGCTAGTGCCGTTAACTGAAAGAGACATTCGTAAAGTTATTAACACTAAACAAAGTACTGTTGAGTTCAATGGTATTCCTTCTCCAGCAAGTATGGTAGATGGACAGGTTGCCCTACATAAAAAAAGCAATTCTTTGTTAGCCTTGTATCGTAAAAAATTTGGTAAGCTTTGGAAAACTTATTTATCTGCGAATGGTGATCAGATTGTGGATAGGGATTTAGAAGTTTCTGGTAGGACTAAAACAAAAGTTACCGCTAAAGATCTAGTGTTTGAACAGGGCCCTAATTTAGAAATAGCAAGTGGTGCTATTACCGTAACTCATTCCTTACATGAAGTAGATGTTCAAGGAGCTAGTGGAAATGACGACTTAGATACTATTAACGGTGGGGTTTCTGGTCAGATTTTAATATTGAGAGCGTTAAATGGTGGTCGAACAGTTACTATCAAACATGACGAAGACAATATATTTTTAACCGGAGGTAGTGACTTCCAGTTAAATACAGCTGAAGACGTTGCTGTTTGTTTAAAAAATGGAGCAGACTGGTACGTTATAGTTACCGCTAGCATATAAAATGAAATTAAACTATTTATTATTACAAAAAACTTTCTTAAATTCAAGGGAATTACATCATGCACAAGAAATCTAACACTTATTCTAGTTCAACTCCCTTAAGATCAAGCTCTAATATGACTGGTTACTATATGGGGAGCTCCCCTAGTTTGATGACTATGATGCAGACTGGCGGGGATGCTGCAATTGCAAGAGCTTTACAGCAAGTCGATGAAATTGATGCATTGGAATCATCTCAAAAAGAAGAAGCTAAAAGACAGGCTAAAGGTAGTTTATTTGGGTCTGCATTAGGAATTGGTGGTGGTTTGCTAGCGGCTGCTCTTGCTCCAGCTACAGGTGGATTAAGTTTATTGGCCCCTGCAATTGGGACAGCGATAGGAAAAGGAGTTGGAGAAAGAATAGGAGCTGGTAGGGCTCGTAGATCTGAGCAACCATCAGATACATTTTTTTATGGAAAAGATTTTGAAGATATAGATGAAGCTAGTGAGGAATACAACCAAGGTATGCTAGAAAGAGCTGGTGTCTCTGGATTAAAGGCATTATTAACAGCAGGATTAGCACCCGATGGTGGAATGTATGGAACGGTTGCAGGTAAGTTAAGACCTGATAAATTAGCTGGGGTTGGAATGGAAGGTGCTAGTGCAGTAGCTACTCAGGCAGTAGATCCCTACGCACAGCTTGGCCTACTGAACCCCACAGCAACTTTACCTAAGAGTAGTATTGCTTCTTCTACTTCTGGTTTTTCACTTCAACCTGACACACAAGGGCTGTACGATACTAGCCAACAATTTAATGAACTTGCTTTAAATATAGCTGAAAAAGAAGCAGCTGGTAGTGCAGCCTATGCTGATACACTAGAGTATTTAAACACACCAGAAGGAAGATCATCACTGCTAGCAAGTGATGGAGGGCAAGCTTTAATGTCATTAGACTCTGGGTCTACGCCTGATTTTAATCTCATTGAGGCTTTAGGAGTCTCTATACCAAAAGCATCTCCAGACGTAGATCTTTCAAATAATTTCTTTAACCCAGCAAGTTATGAAGATACGTTGTCAGCTTCAAATGCAATAGGGCAAGAGAACGCAGTTCTTGAAGCCTTAAGATCTATACAAGAATCAAAGGATAGCCTTGCTAGGAGTGCGACTTTACAAGGCAATCTTGAGAAGTACTATCAGTCACTCGGAACAGAGGCTCCAGCGTTTGTAAATCGAGAGGGTGGCGGTCTTATTAATTATGAAGAAGGTGGCCCAATTATGGAAAGAGCTGGTGGGTTTGGTTCGGGTACTTTTACTAATACTCCAAATCCTTATTCATACTATACCCCTCCAACAGGATTTGACCCTACTCAAGATTCTGAAAAAGGACAGTTTTCATCATCGGTGTCAGATACAGCTAGTTATAATACCAATGTTAAAGACATAGCAACTAGTATGTTTCTCAATATAGACGATGATGCGGCTAAGTATTATGAGGGTTTTGATTATGGAGAAGTTAATCCACTTATAAGAAGTACTAGAGGAGACTTAGAACAAGCAAAGTCTGATACCACTGAATTAATAGCAAAACAAAATTTTTCAGGTAGTGGTGAGCAGCAACAAAGTTTACTTGATTTAACTCAAGCTTCATCTGATATAGTAAGTGAAGCTAGAGAAAAGTCTGCAGAGGATTATCAAGAACGTATTAAAGAGCAATTAGCTGCCGATATAGGGTTAGATTCGGGAGTTACAGAGATGACCCCTGATGAAATAGCTGAACAACTTGCTGCAACACCAGTACCTACGAATGATCCTAACTGGAATCCCCCTGCAAACGCTATGCCAAATACAGACTATTCTTTTGGTGACCAAATCTGGCAATTCAGAAGGCAAGTTGGCCCCGGTGGAGCACAGGGAGAAGGTAGATGGATAAGGATTAGTTAATAATGGCTAACGGAGTAAAATCAATATACAGTAGAAGACAGCGTATGGCTCCCGGTCAATACGAAACACCCCTTGCAGATTTTCTAGATCGCTTACCAGATTATGTAAGTCAGTATCAAGCACAGAAATTAGAAGAAAAAAAATACAATGATGCTTTAAGTAGGCAAAAATCTTTAGATAGACGAAATGAAGAGAGGTATCAACAGGGTATTATAAGAGATGAGAATAGACTAAAAAGAAATACAGCTGATGGGTTTGTGAAGCAAGGTAGATTTGATCAAGCGATTTCTATATATGAATATTTAGGGGACGATGTTTCTGCTACTGCGGCAAGGGAGTCAAAAGTTAAAACAGAAGGTATGAATGATAGTTTTGTAGATTTGAGAAATGATTTAAGTGAGATACCTAAAGATTCTACTGATATATTTTTATTTAAAGATAGATTAAATAACTTTGAAAATAAATATCCTATGGAAGCTAGTTCTAAAATATACGGTGAATACATGGGAATGAAAGATAGAGTAGGTGTACGTATTAAACGAATGAATAAAGGTATGATACCGATTGGTGAATGGCAAAATATGGATCCACAGGGAAGGTTAGACTATAAGGCCCTTGAGCAGACAGAAGAAAGAATAAAAGACTTAAATAAGTTAATTAGCGATCCTTATTCCAGTGAAATAAAAAAGAAAGCTTTAGAAGATTTAGAATCTGAAAAAAAAACCTATCAGGAGATACTGCTTAACCCTAGGTATAAACTTGAAACAGAAGAACAGTACCGTCAATCTGTTATTGATGCAGCAAAATTACAGTCAGATGCTGTGACTAAAGAACAAAGAAACCAAGAGTTTTTAGCTAAAAGACTGGAAGCAGATAGATTAGGATTAGCAATGCCTAATATCACTGAAGGTTCAACTTTTGAAGGGGTAGGTGCACCAACTGATGAAGAAATGGTAGCCTTTGAAGAGAGTATTAATAAAAGGTTAAATGATATGACTAGCGATATCGACAATCAAGATATGCCTGTTGGGCCTATGACAATACCCGGCTTAAACACTCTTCAAGCAAACCCAAGCCAATCGACTGATCAATCCAACGATACAACTGGTCAAACTATTTCTACGAAAATTAGTCCTCCCAAAGGCCCGTATGGAGCACCGGAAAAAGCTTTTTCTATAACGGCAGATAAAATCTCAGAAATTAAAAAATTAGAAGATCGATCAAGGTATTCAAATAGTAAAGGAGGAGATCAATCTTATAAAAACGCATTAAAAAGGTCAAAGAGCATAAGGGAAAAGTTAGAAAAAGATCTTCTTTCTATCTACGATCCTAACACAAGACAATTTAGATATCCCGGATATGCTGAAATGTTTTCACCTCAAGGAGATATGGTTCGTGGAAAACAACTTGACACTAGAAATGTAGCGGGTGGTATCTTAGGGAGAAGAAAAATTCCAGTTGCTGGTGTAATGTCATTTATAGAAGAATTATTTCCCCCTCAAATAGCCAGTATGTAGCGAGCGTTTAGATGCCCGTAAAACTTAATTCATATGAGTCATTCGCTGATTCATTAGATTCTATATATAAAAACCCAAAATTAACCTCTGATTCTTTAGTACAAAAAGTAGATGAAAGAGGTGATTTACTAGAAGAAGAATCTAGTTATGATAATAATTTAGTTTTCCCTACTAATTATAGATTAGAAAGAAGAAAGCAAGAAGAACAATTAAAGAAGTCTTCTGCTGACGAGACTATGTATGGTTATCAACCACCAAGCTGGACTCCTGAATGGGTAAAAGCTGGGTACAGTCGTAGTATTACAGGTATTACCGAAAGAATGATTAAAGGAGAAGCTATTAAAGAAGACTATGATTTAAATATAGTTGAAGATGTCGGAGCTACTTTAATTAGTTTTTTACAGCCATTAGATTGGGCAACTATGATTGCGGGTGGAGGTGTAGGAGGGCTTGCAGCAAAGCAAGCTTTAAAAACAGGGGCTAAAGAAGCTATAAAAAAAGGACTAACTAAGAAAGCTTCTAAGACTTTTATTGCTAACAAACTAGATGATAAAGCAGCTATGGCCGTTCTAGGTAATGCTCCAAACAATGCAATCAGACTTATGACTGAATCAGGTATTAACGCTAGGGTAGCGAGCAAAGCTGTTAAAAATGCTGCACCCAGAGTGGTTCATAAGGCATTAATCGAAGGAGTTAAAGGTGCTGGCGGTCTTGGATTTTACAGCGGTTTAGCTACGGCTGCTTATGATAAGACATCCACTGGTGATGTTGACGAAGTAATGGCTTTGAAAGAAACTCTTAAAGGGGGAACCTTAGGACTCGTTACTTCTGGAACTGGTTCTATTTTAAAGTCTGTGCTTAGCCCTAAGTTAAGCAATGTCACTAGAACAACGGCTATTAAAGCAGCTGAGACGGCTGAGTTTGGAGTATTGGCCCCTACGTTAAGCGGTGAAGAAATAAATTTAGAAGGTTTTATTCACGCAGCGGGTACTATTGGTGGCTTAACAGCTCAGAAAGCGGCTATGTCTGGAATAAAAAAAGGCATTAAAAAAATAAAGTCTAAAAGGTTTGATAGTGCTATGGATGCTCAAACTACAGCTGAATATATTATGAGTGAGAAACTTCCAGATAAAAAAGTTTCTGCTAGAAATATCATAGAATCTCAAGAAATATTTATTGATAGATATGATAATCAATATAATAATTTAAAGTTTAATGATAAAGCAAAACAGGTTACCTTAATCAATAAAAAAACTAAAGAGCCACTTGAATTAAATTACGATCAATTTGATCAGCTCCTTATCACTAGAAAAGGTAATCGCTCTAAGACCCCTAAAGGTTTAGCGTTAGGTAGGAATCAGAAAATTAAAAATTTAAAAAGAAAATTAAAACTAAGCGATAAAGAATTTCAATCTCATATTGAGTCTGCTAAGTTAGAAAAAACAGCTGAGTTTCAAAAAGATCCTTTAAATTTAAAAACATTACAGCCTATAGAGCAGTTAAAACTTTTAAATGAAATGAGACATCAAGGAAGGGTAGTTGAATTAAAAAATTCATTTATTAAGAATGGTTGGGAAGGCGATCTTCTGCCTAAGAAAATGCTAATGGATGAAATCGCTCCAACTCTTCCTAAGTTTTGGAGACAATCTAAAAATAGAATTTCAACTCAATTAGGTAAAATGTCATTAGTTGATTTCAACAACGCAGATGCTTTAAATCTTACTACCTTAGGTCGATTTCTACAGGAGTTTAATCATATAGGTGCTTTTAAAAACGGGCTATTTAAAAGTAAAAAACTAAGAAGATATTATGAAGGGATTGCAGATAAAATGGAAGATCCTAGGTATGGAAAAAACGGGGATGCTTCTCTTCCTGATTACAATCGCATTCAAGAATATAGAAAAGTTATGGATAATATGTGGAATAGAGCAACAAAGTCAGGAATAGATTTAGGCCCTAAAGAAGACTTTTACTTTCCACATATGATTAAACCAGAGTTTTTAAAAGTATTTAATAGGGATATTGCTTTAATCGGTAAGGAAAATCCTAGTTTAGTTTTTGATAAAGCAACAAACAGTAAAGAATTTCAAAGCCTAATATTAGACCATATTCAAAATAATAAATTTAACGAGTCTACTGTATCTGCTTTAAAAGAAATGGCAGGTATAAAAGAAACTAATGTTTCAAAATCAAGAGCTCAAATGGCCGCTGAAAATAAGAAAATTGCTCAAGCCTTTTATGATTTAAATTCAGCTGTGACTGTTCATTTTAGTAGCACTGCCAAGAACTTAGAGTTAGCTAGGCAAGGAACTAAAATTCCTAAAGCATTTATGGAAAGAGATTCTAGGTTAGTATTGGCTAGGTATGCCACTCAGTTAGCTAAAAGGATTTCATTTGTAGAAACCTTTGGAACTCAAGGAGAAAAGATTTCTGGTAGAATAGCGGCTTTAAGAACTAACGCAGCTCAGAAAACCAAACTAGGAGACATTGCTACTGGTAAACAATTAGATACTGAAGCTAATACAATCGATATGTTGTTTAAATCCTATACTAATAAAATAGAAATGGATCCTTCTTATAATTGGAAACCCACTGCTAAGAAGTTTTGGAGTGAGGTAGTAAATTTTGAGATAGGTACTAAAATTGGATTGGGATTTGCTACTATACCCAACTTAACTCAGCTTTCAATATCTACTGCTGTTAAAGCAGGATACTACCCAATGATGAAAGGTATGATTAAAATGTCTATGCCTACAAAAGCCGGAAAAGAATATCGTGCTGAGATTGCTAAAGCAGGTGTGTCTAACTTGTCTATATTTCAAATGATTAATAGTTTAGAACCTACCGACACATTCATGGGTAGATTCGCAGATGTAACAACAAGGGCTTTTGGATTTCAAACTATAAACAAATTTAATCAATTGGCTTCAGCTGCTGCAGCAAGAGAATGGATTACTGGGTTGCAAAAAGCGGCCACTGGTAAAAGTGCGTTGTTAGATGTTGGACTTAAACTACCTAAAGTACTTGGCGGAGATAAGGTCAATAGAAGAAATTGGGCTATAAAAAACTTACAAGATTTAGGCATTACAGATTACACTAAAAAAATACCACCTAAGAAGATGTATGAAGGTATGTATAAATTTGCTAGAGACAGTCAGTTACAAAGAAATGTTTTAAATGAGCCATTAGTGTCTTTAGACCCAAGGTTTAGGCCTTTCTTCTTGTTTAAAAAATTTGGGTATAAACAGTTTAACTGGATGAGAGAACAGCTTCAAGCCGAAGTAAGTCGTGGTAATTTATTTCCATTGCTAAGGTTAGGTGTTGCTGGAATGGCAGGTGGAGAAATGGTATCTTGGGCAAGAGATGCTTTAGCTCAAAAGTTCGCAGGTCAGCCTGTGTATGATGAAAATAGATATATGTTTTCTTTTCTAAATGAGGGAACCCCAATGGCCTCAACTGGTTCTGATTCATTTATTGATATGAGTAAGTTTACTATTGATGATTATATAGATAAATTTGCTGCGGTAGGAGCTTTTGGAGTCATTGGAGATATTGTATCTAATGAAAACAAAGTAAGGGCTCTTGAATTTGCTTTTAAACCTGCTGTTGTTCAAGACTTTGATAAGATATGGAGTGCTATGACAAGAACAATGCAAGACACAAAAGATTATGGTTTAGGTGCGGCTAAAAGATTTCCAAAGTATATAGCTCCCTTGTTAGGAACAGCTCCAAGAAGATTTTTAGAACGATACGAACCTTCTGGACAAAGACAGGCTTATGTAAAAAGAAGAAAGCAAATCATTCTTCCTAAGATAAAAGATGCAATTATTGATGGGGACTCTCAAAGAGCTACTAAATTAATTAAATCTTATAATAATTCATTTGGAAGGGAGAACCCAATACTCTGGGAAGATTATGATTCTGATGCTATCGGAGAAAGAATTATAAATAAGGCAAAGAAAAAAGCTAATCCTTAATATGACTATATGACTCATCTGCATATTCCTGAAAACCATTCTTTTTCCAGAAGTCACCTAAGGTTTTAAAATATTTATTACCTGTTAACTCTTTTGTAAAAGTACTCATAATAATTCTAAGGATCTCTCTTCTTTGTTCTTCTGGTAAGTAATCTTCTTTTGTAAAACTTTCCCCATTACGATCCTTACCATCTAAAGTCATCAAAGGATTCTCATCTCCGTGTAATCTGCAAATCATATGGTAGTATCCATCAACTACTCTAGTATGTTCACAGTCTTCCTCAGGACATTTATAAACTAATTTAAGTCTGCCTTCATCTGGGAACTCATCCATTATATCCATTTCTTCTCCTCATTTTAATTCTAAACATTTCTTCTTTCTTATTTTTAACATAAGTACTTCTTTGCGACTTACTCATTTTCAACCAACACTCAGGAAGAGATAAAACTCTTGTATCAAAACTAGATGCTACACCACAAAAATATTTTATTTCTTCTGTATTGATCTCTTTTTCTGGATCATAATACGATTTACCACAAAAAGCACATAACTTATCTATATGACTACAAATTTCAAACATTAAGGAAAAAAACACCTTCTATATTGCTGTTTACAGGCATATTATTATTTTTTTGATATAAGTATTGATTAAAAATATTCTAAAGAATAACGGGCCCGTAGGCCCGCTATTTTATATGGAGTCGTTAAATTACTTAAAAAGGGCTCTCGTCCTTTCCTTTTTGTACTTTAACCGTTCCTGACAAGTAACGCTTACCATTTTTGTCTTTATTTATCCAAAGGGCAACGTCTTTCATGGTTCCGTCAAACATTCCGTTTCCGGTATAGTCTGGTTTTTTGTCACCATCATTCTTGAAGGTATTTTTCCAAAGCTTGAAGCTCTGGTCTTTTTGCTGATATTCAGCCATTCTGATCTCCTTGTTTGTAATGGGTTAGTATAAATATTTTATTTACGAGCCAACGTATTTATTCGACATCTGATTTCTAAACAGATTCTTCAATTATACTTATGACTAACCCATCTTTTTCTGTTGTTTAAAATTCTTTTTAATTTCATCAATCTTTGAAAAGCAGATCCATATTTATGAACCTTGTCTTCTAATACTAATTTCTCATAGACTCTTATGATTTCTCTTAGGCCTAGCTTTTTATGATTTGTTGCCATCATTAAGCTCCTTCATAATTGAAAGTATGTTAATAAAAAACTCATAATCTAACACAATATAAGGCTTACCTCTATCTTCCCTAACTACAACACCATCTTCGTGTTTTTCAGGCTTAAGCCATTTAGCTATACTCGTCCTTCTTTTGCATCCATAGTAACGCCCTTCTATTTCGATGTCTCCCTTTTCGTGTTGGGCTCCACCTCGATCTCTGTTGTAAGCTTCTAAGCCAAAGTCCTTTGCCATACGAACAGACTGTCTTTGTAACTCAGCTCCCCTTTGTCTATTTCGCCTACCTCTTTTTACATTCTTTGGATTTTTCATATCGATATTCTCATTTTTGATTTAACGTATTTTATTCTACATCTTGGACAATGCATATAAAGTGTCTTACTGTCTGAAACGTGATGAAAGTCACAAGTCGTACACTGATACTTGTACTCTATCTTATCCCTCATACCTTCCCTGTAGTATTTCTTATTCATCGTCTTCTTCGTACCATATATCGCAATGCTCAAGACATTCCGAACAAATCTTATAGTCCTCATCGGATTTTGCTCCACAACATTCTGATCTACACATCTTCAACTCCTTGGTCTTCTTTGGTTATCATAGAATCATATATATCTTTATAATCTTTTAATAATTTTTTATATCCAGCTAACGACTCTTTAGTCATTTCGTTGACATATCTTTCAGAAAAATAACTTAAAGCATTAATACACTTTAATACTTCTTTTGTGTTCATCTTAATTGTTGCGGTACATATTGCTTTACTCATAATAATTCGTTTCCATACTTAACAGGCAGGAAAGCGTTCTTTCTAACAATACTCCCACCATTTATTGTTCTTTGTGTTCTTGTTTCTTTAACGTCATAATCAAATAAAAAGTTCCCATATTTATCAGTTATTTTCCAATACATAATAATGTCATCTTTAATTAAATATAAAAAACCTATAAAAGGGGCCCTTAACATAGTAGATAATAATTTACCATCCGATATCTTATCGTAAGTCACTAACCAAGATCCAAACCGTTTTAATTCCATTAGACTTAAATTTCTACACTTAGACTCAAAAACCCCAGCTACTTCATTATTTTTAACAATGATACCGTCTATCTTAGCATCCATACTTTTGTCAGTCTCTATTAACATAGAATCGTTCTGATGTTTTTTACAGATCGCATGATTAATTCTGTCAATCATCTTTTTCTCATATCTCAATGAGGATTGTCCTTTCTCAGTGTTAATATCTAACTTCATTAGAAAGGAGTATCCAGTCTCTTTTCTAGTAATTGAATAGCCCTAGCTACTGGGTAGTTTACTTCTGAGTCTAAGTCGTTATAAAACTTTTTAATGAAAACATCGATCAACACTCTTGATTTTCTTATGCTAGATAAAGATAAGAAGGGCAGTTGATTACCCCTCTTACCTATCTTCATCATAGATATAAACTTCGCAAATCCCCAGTTTTTCTTATGTTCGTATTTCATACCTTCTACTTCTTTATACCTAAAGATACCATCATCCTTTACAATAACGTCTTCATAAGCAGGGTGTTCTGTAACATCTATTAAGTACTCTGGTTTAAATACATCGGCAATGTAGCTACCAAACCTAACATCTTTAGAGATCTCAAGATTAATAATAGTAGCTGTATACCTACCCTTAGGTAAAGACTTACGATCTGATTCATCGTCAAAAGGGTAATAAGCATCTCCAAAGTCATCCATCTTAAGCGTTTTGCATAACCTCTATCTTTTTAAGACACGCATCTAGATTGTCAAGAGTAATAGTCCCATTCTTTAGCTGGTACTTTATTTTATTCTGATCCTGTTTCTTTAGGCCCACAATATTCTTTTCAATCTGTTCTGCTATGTACTCATCATCTGTTTGCTTAATCACTTCACCATCAAACTTCTCAATGACGGCATTCTTAAACTCTTCAGGTGATAGCTTCTTATCTTTATTCACTATCTTTTTAACACCATCATAGCCGTGCACAACAAAATAAACCCAACGATCTATTTCTTTCATAGTAGCACTGTCTAGTGATTTACCTTTAGAGAAAGCTTCCACGGCAAACCCGTGTCTAATCTTTCCCTCTGTTATCTTATCCCAATCGGGTTCTTTGTCGCTCATAAATCGACTCCTTTTTCTTTTAATCCTCCACCACATATCTTATAGAAGTTGCAATACTTCTCATTGCACTCCCACTTATATACAGGAGCTACTCCAAGTTCTATAGGTGGATTTCCTTTTTCAAAAACCTTGTTAACATTACGCCAATACTCTTTTGCTTTATCTATGTAAGATACAGGAATGACCTTCTCTCGCATCCTAGAGTTATCTTTGTTATAATATAGTAACGCTAATTTCTTTAATTTGTTCCCAGATTCTTTTTCATACCACCAACCATAAGTTCCTAGTTGCAAATAATAATTAGTGGCTGGGTTAGGATCAGGATTGCGACCAAATAAACCTTTCCATTTCCAAGCATTACAAGTCTTAATATCGATCAATGCTCCGTCTTCTATGATCAACATATCTAAAAAACCTCGCACATTTACTTCGGGTATTCTTATTTCTGTTTCAATGAGGACTTGAGCTCCATTTAAAATAGCGTATTCGGTAACTGCATCTTGAATGTCTCCGTGTACTAAGTCACCTAACCTAAATAATCTTAGAGTATCATCATTGATTTCTTTAGGGGGTACATCTGCAACGTGTTGAAAGTAATGCTTTCTCATACACATTCCAGCACTAGAACCGTGAAACCATTGCTCGTGTCCCTGATACCGATTCTTAAAATGTAAAGAATTCTTCTTTCTAAGCCAGTCGTGGTAAATTTTTTCAATATTCATAGGGGGTTTCCTTTAAAAGTTTAAGGGCGAGGATGCGGAGTGAGTGTAGTTGTGGTTGAACTGGAAGAATAGGAATATAACAAACCAGTTCATAACCTCGCCCTTAATTACTTATTTAGTTATTTGATGCAATACGTTCTTATCGTCAGCCCACAATGTAATGTCAATCATTTGATTGTCGTGGGTTTTAATTGATATAGTCGTAAAGTATTTATCCTTAACGTAATCTGAAGTAGATGTACTGACCCTGTCAAAAGACATATCTTTTACATCATGTATACTAATATCTTGCATCTTCCCTAGTTCTATGTTCATGCTTTTATCCTTCCTGTCTATTATATGATTGTGCCCATTTATCCAACTCAGTTAATTCCTTAGCCTGAGCTTTAAGCACATAATTAAGAGCCTTTGTTAGACCCTCTACTCTACCAAGATGATAATACTCCCCTTGATCTTGATGAAAATCATCCTTTGCGTATTCAACGTCTCTTTCAAGTAACGTAATTAATTCTTTTAATGCTGTGTACATTTGTTTCCTTTGTTATTGGTTATAAGTCTTATACGCACTACTTTTTACTTTGTTCCAATTTATTAAAATATTCTTCTGTAATATCTTTCATATCTCTCAGGTAATTAAATTGCTCGTAGGTTCTTAGCTTGTGACAATTACAACACCTGACTTCGCATTTATCTATTTCCTTCTTGATAGCTTCCCAATTATATCCGTTCATTAATAAGAAAGACACACCCTCTCCTCTTCTATGTTTAAATCGTTTTTTAACACCCCTAACGTGATCAAACTCTAACACTCTAATATCTTTCTCCCCGCAGTCAATACAACCTTTAGAAAAATAATCTTTAATAACCTTTCTGTAATTGACTCTTTTTTTGTGTAACTTATATTCCTTTACCTGTTGCACTCTTTCTACTTTTTTTTTCTTATACCACTTATTGTTGTGATAATCGTTTTGACACTTTTTACAGAAATACTGACGACCATCTTTCTTAGCCCTATTTACATAAAAGTCTCTTTTAGGTTTACTTTCTTTGCAAGTAGAACACACCTTCATAATCACTCCTGAATATGTAATTTCGATTCCTTAAATATAAAAAAATAGTATTAGAATTCATAGTAAATTATTAGCAAGGATCTTGACCTTCTCGTAAAATCATTAACAGATCTATAAAATCCTTTTTACTTATCGTAGGATATTCCTCTCGTTCTTCCTCTATTTCTCTACGGAATCTCATTCGTACAATACAATCATAACACACAGATCGATCCATATCTATAAGGGAACAGTCTGTATTTGTTTTACAGTGTTTGCATTCAACGTAATCAATTCTCTTCGCTATTATCTTCTTCATCATCATCTTTAAGCTTTAAGTACACTTCTACATAGGCTTCGCATAAATCATTTGGGCAAGATAAGTTACTTACGATACCTTCGTCCTCAAGACCATAGTCTTCATAAGTAAAGTCTCCACCCCAAATTAATTCTGTATTACAATGCCAACATTTCATGATGTAAAGTAATCCACAATCGTATACATAATAAAGCAAAATAATGTAAAACTAAATACAAATAAAAACATAGCAAACGCCAGTTCTAACATACCAAATGCAAATGCAATAAACTTTATAATCCAGTCTGAAATAGTTACAATAATCATTTCTTGTTTCCCCTGTTTGGTTTCTTTTATAATCTTTACCTGACCCACTACAACTTCTTTTCTATTCTATCCAACCTGATAATAACAAACACCCATAAGGATGCCCACATTATAGTTTGTATAATCGTATCAAATGCTTGGGTCTGTAAGACTTCTATAATATAATACATAATCATTTCCTCATTTTCCTTTTCATTTGTTTAATACTTAATCCCTTTAAATAATCAAAACTTTTTCTTCTCGCCCTATCTAAATTAATTTCTGATATAACGTCAAAATCTTTAGGCTCTTGAGTTCTAAAATCTTTACTTTGTTTAGGTACGCACATATCATCGTGAATCTCTATCATAATTTTCTGTTTACTAAGGGGTTTTATTTTATACCTAAACGGCCTATTTAAAACCTTTCTAACAGATTTAACATATCCATCAACCTCTGATTTTTTACAATATATTCGCTGTGTTATATTAGACATTAGATTATTATCTTTTCTCTGGTCTGTCATCTCTATTTCTTACATTTTCATAATGTAAATACGATAACAGTAAAATTAAATAATTAATAATATCAGACACCCTTGATTCTAAACTCTCATTACTAAATGTTTGCCCTAATTTAAAAAAAGTCATTAGTGATTTAATATGTTTAAGTAAATAAACTGCTATGATTTTAAGAGGGGAGAGGCCTAGTTCTTCGCCAATTCTTCTAAAATTGGTATGAACATCAGCATCTTGATTTCCTTCGGTATATTCGATTCTTTTAGCGTCACTTAAATCAAATG